GCAAAGAGATTATTAAGGACGGCAAAAGGATTGGTAAAAAGATATTGGATACCCGCTTACAATTTTCCAAAGATAAAGGAAAAAAAGCAACCTTCACAGGGCGCGACCAACTAAAAGCAACTGCAACAGGGGGCAGACAACTAAAAGCAACAAAGAAGCCTGTTAAAAAAAAGAAAAGAGTAGCGGTTGATGGACCTAAAATAAGAAGAGTAGCGGTTGATGGACCAAAATTAATAAAAAAAGGTAAAGGCGGAGCTGTTAAGAAAATGCGAGGCGGTGGCATGGTTAAGAAAATGCGAGGCGGTGGCATGGTTAAGAAAATGCGAGGCGGTGGCATGGTTAAGAAAATGCGTAAAGGCGGAGCCGTTAGAAAGAAGAAGTAAATGGCCTTATCGGGTAGTAAAGACTTTGAATTAGACGTAGCCGATTACGTTGAAGAAGCTTTTGAGCGTTGTGGCTTGGAGGTACGTACAGGCTATGATCTAAAAACAGCGAAACGGTCGCTTAATCTATTGTTAGCGGATTGGGCTAACAGAGGCTTAAACCAGTGGACAATAAAACAACGATCACAAGCGCTTGTTCAAGGTACGGGTAATTACAATCTGGATAAGGATATTATTGATATTTTATCAGTTGTTGTTCGAAGAGACGGTACGGACTATTCTTTGGAAAGATTAAGCCGTGACGAGTATTTAACAATACCCACAAAGACTACGCAAAGTCGTCCGAATCAATTCTTTTTGGATAGACAGCTAACACCTAGCTTAAAGTTATGGCCTGTACCAGAAAACAGTACAGATGTTGTATATTACGATGCATTAACCCGTATGGATGACGCGGATGTTTATACCAATACGATGGACTTACCGTTTAGGTTTTACCCCTGTTTAGCGGCAGGTCTGGCGTATTATATTGCTTTAAAAAGAGCGCCTCAACGTATACAGGTCCTTAAGTCCATTTATGAGGAAGAGTTTCAAAGAGCTGCGGAAGAAGACCGAGATCGCGCTTCCTTTAACGTAGCCCCTAGCTTTTCGACGTACAGGATAGGCTGATGGCTAAGTTTGCGTCTGGTAAGAAATCATATGCTATATCAGACCGATCAGGTTTTCGTTATCGTTATAAGGATATGCGGAAAGAATGGAATGGGTTACTGGTGGGACCAGACGAGTTCGAAGCTAAACAGCCTCAACTAGGACCCTTTCGTAAGGTAAACGACCCTCAAGCTTTGAAAGAGGCTCGACCACAACCTAATAATCCGACCAGTGCTTTTTTGGTGGTAACCACAAACGGTATAGTGTATTTAGGTAACGGTAATTGGAGCACGGCAGGCGTAGCCGAAATGCCTTCTGAGCTTGATATAACCAATGCCTTAGACGGGGGTGTTGGTACAGTAACGGTGGTAACAACATGAGTTTTACATATGCACAGCTAAAAACCGCAGTACAGGATTATGCAGAAAACGATGAGACGTCTTTTGTAAACAACTTACCTGTATTTATAAGACAAGCTGAAGAACGTATACTTAAAAACGTACAATTAAGTTTGTTTCGTAAAAATGTCAGCGGTAACATGAGCATAAATAACCAGTACCTTGCCTGCCCTTCTGATTTTTTAGCACCTTTTTCCCTATCATTCACTGATGCTGATTCTAATAAAATATTTTTGGATTTTAAAGACACTGATTTTGTACAGTCTTTTAATCCTAATTCAGCGACAACAGGTAATCCTAGATACTATGCCTCTTTTGATGTTGATAATTTTATAATAGGACCAACGCCAGATGCGTCACGAGTAGTTGAACTACATTACTTTTATAGACCGGCAAGTTTGACAGCAGGCTCTGACAGTGGCACCACGTGGCTAAGTGAAAACGCGCAAGTAGCTCTCCTGTATGGAACACTTGTTGAAGCTTATATATATATGAAGGGTGAACCTGATATTATGGCGCAATATGAAAAGCGTTTTGCTGAGTCGATAAATAGTATGAAGATGCTAGGTGAATATAAAGAAGTTACAGATCAATACCGTCAAGGGTTGGTGATAAGGGAGAAATCATGACATTTCCTGCCCTTAAGTTAGATTTAAATCCCGATTACGCTGTTGACGTACACACTACAACGAATCGGGGTTTCACACCAGAGGAAGTTGCGGAGCGATGCGCGGATAAAATTATCTCAATTAGCGACAATGCCGACCCTGCTATAAAGGCTCAAGCACGTGCCTTTCGTAAGCATATTGTAAAAGTTTTAGAATTTTATATGCACGAGGCGATAAAAAGTGATAGAACCACTGTGTATAACGCGATAAAAGATGCCGGACATCTCGACCTTGCAAACTTAATTAGGAGACTATAACCATGGCTTTTTCAGGCAATTTCATGTGTACGTCGTTCAAGAAAGAGCTCTTGTACGGTGTCCACGACTTCGATCTCTCTTCGGGAGATACTTTTAAAATAGCGCTTTACACCAATTCAGCGACATTTACCGCAGCTACTACAGCTTATACAACAGGTAATGAAGTAAGTGGTACAGGATACACTGCGGGCGGCGGTGCGCTTACAAACGTAGATCCAACATCTTCAGGTACCACAGCCTTGACAGATTTTGCAGATGAGACCTTTTCTAGCTCGACTATTACTGCTCGAGGTGCGCTAATATACAATACCACCCCAAACACAACGAGCTTATCGGTTACAAACCCTTCTGTTGTTGTTTTAGATTTTGGTTCAGATAAATCATCTTCGTCAGGTGACTTTACTATTGTATTTCCAACAGCCGACGCAACTAATGCCATTATTCGGATAGCGTAATGTCCAGTGTTACCGTTGCTTTCTCGGGGTGGAACTCTTCCACCCAAGGATGGGGCAGTGGTGGTTGGGGTGAAGATGTTGCTTTACCCAATGCGGCGGGATCGGTTGGTACGGTTACAGTAGACGCGGAAGCTAATGCTCCCGTAACAGGTCTTTCCGCTACAGGTAGTGTGGGATCCGTATTAGTTACAGCGGTAACTAGCGTATCGGTTACAGGGGTATCTGCTACAGGCGCGGTAGGGTCCACTACCGTTACATTAGGTGCAAATGTTTCTGTTACAGGAGTATCCGCTACAGGTAATGTAGGTTCCACCACGGTTGTTATAAATACAGAGGCACCTGTTACAGGGGTACCTGCTGTAGGTAATGTAGGATCCTTATCGGTCAATGGTGATGCCAATACAAGTGTTACAGGGCTATCCGCTACAGGTTCAGTGGGTGGAGTAACAACTGCAATAGGATCTACGGTAAGTGTAACGGGTCTTTCCGCTACAGGTGCGGTAGGGACAACTACCGTAGAGGTGTCGCAAACAATAGATGTAGTAGGTCTTTCTGCTACAGGCGCTGTAGGAACAGCAGGTGTATCTGCGGCAGGTAACACCGATGTAACAGGAATATCTGCTACTGCATCTGTAGGTTCTACTACTGTAAAAGTAGGACAAACGGTTGTTGTTACAGGGTTGTCGGCTACAGGTACTGTGGGATCCGTTACGGCAAACGGCGGAGCTTCGATAGTTGTCTTAGGTGTATCGGCAACAGGAATTGCAGGAAATGCTTTAGTTTACGGAAACATAATACCGAATCAAGACCCTAACTACAATGGTATTGAACCTAATCAAGATCCGAGCTATAGTGAGGAGCAACCAAATCAGAACGCACAGTGGACACAAATTGCAGCATAAGGATAATTAAATGCCAAGTACATATACAGTAAATCTAGGTATTCAGAAACCTGCTACGGGAGAACAGTCTGGAACATGGGGTAACACCACAAACGCCAACTTTGATATTTTAGATCAAGGTATTAATGGCGCTTTACGTTTAACCCTAACAAGCGCAGGTTCGTCTGGTTCTCCTAATGCTTTAGCTATAAATGAAGGATCCGTTTCAGATGGTCATAATAAATGGATAGAGTTCTACAGTTCAAGTGATTTAGGGGGTAACGTTTTTGTACAGTTGACCCCAAATGATGCTGAAAAGATTGTTTTTGTCCGTAATAGTTTAGCAGGAAGCCGCTCTGTTTTGCTTTTCCAAGGTACTTACAACTCTGGTAGAGACTTAGAGATACCTGCGGGTGTAGATATGGTTGTTAAGTTTAGCGGGGGTGGAGCATCTGCGGCGACAGTAACGGACGTTTACACAAAACTACGTGCTACCGAGATAACAACACCTTCTCTTACGGCAACAACTGCTGATATAAACGGAGGTACTATAGATAACTCCGTAATAGGGGGATCTACTGCCGCTGCTGTAACAGGTACGGCTATAGTTGCTAATACAAGTCTTAATATTGCGGGCGACGGCGCTACCGTTACAGGAATTAAAGACGAAGATAACATGGCAAGTAATAGTGCTACTAAACTCGCTACACAGCAGTCAATTAAAGCATATGTAGACGCGCAGGTAGGTACAGCAGATACCTTATCAGAGGTGCTAGGACTTGGTAATACTACAGGCGGTACAGATATAGCAGTATCAGCTAATGACGACATAACATTTACAGATAGTAGTAAAGCAATCTTTGGTGCAGGCTCAGACTTACAAATCTATCACGATGGTAGTAACTCTATTATTGATGATAGTGGTACAGGCAATCTGTATATACGTTCAAATGATGTATTAATTGACAAATACACAGGTGAAAGAATGATACGTGCGATTGCTGATGGCGCAGTAACATTGTATTACGATAATGCAGAAAAACTAGCTACAACATCTACAGGTATAGATGTAACAGGTGTAACAAAGACTTCTGGTAGTGGTTACAACCCTGCTAATACAGGTTGGGCAACTAATGCGTCACTTATTACAAGTGGTTCATATGGTGGTGGTCTAACATTTTTAGATGGAAGTGCGGGTTATTCTATTCGTGTAGAAAACTCAGGAGCAGACCTTGTTATTGGACAAGGTGCTACTAGTGGTGCATTAACACAAAAAGTAAAAATAGATGCTAATGGTATAGATGTAACAGGTACAGTAGAATTTGATGGCTTGTCTGGTACTGGCTCAGTCACAGTTACAGATATACTAGACGAAGATAACATGGCTTCCAACAGCGCGACCAAGTTAGCCACACAACAATCTATTAAATCCTATGTAGACACACAGGTGGCGACTATACCTACAGGCGATATTACAGGTGTTACAGCAGGTACACAATTAACAGGTGGTGGTACATCAGGAACAGTTACTCTTAATGTGTCGCAAGGAGCAGGTTCTGGATTAGATGCAGATACATTAGATGGTATTCAAGGTGCTGATTATCTACGCGCAAAAACTAGGGCAACTTGGAATACATCACCCTCAGTTATAGGTAATGTTGTTGGTGAGTTGGCATGGAAAAACTACGGCAATAATCATACTATATTTGACGCATCAGCAGGTACTACACCTAGTGGAGGTTCTTGCAGTAACACAGACCCTAGTGTTGCTTGGTCTGCAACTTATCCAACTCTTATGGGTTTTAATGGCACTGACACTTATGGGGTTAGGGTTGATAGAGCAAAACAAGCAGATAATTTAGATGGAATTGACAGCACACAATTTCTTAGAAGCGATACATCTGATACCTTTACGGGTACGTTGACAATGGCAGGTACGTTAGCAATGGGTGCTAATATTATTGACAATGTTGAGGATATTCATTTAAAAGCTAAATTGTATCACCACGGTGATACAGATACCTACATGGGATATGATACCAACACAATAAACTTTCTTACAGGTGGCACTAACAGACTGCAAATAGACGATTCACAAGTAACGGCAAGTGGTGAGTTTCAAGCGTTGAGACTAAGAGCAACTTCTACAGGTGACGCTTCAAACACAAGTACAACCCATGGACTTCAGGTTGGTTCAACAAGTAGCACAAATATTCGTATTGATGGTAATGAAATACTTGCTGTAGATAACGGTGCTAACGCGCAACTTAACCTACAAGTTGAAGGGGGTAATACAAACGTCGGTGGTGCACTCACGATACCGTCACAAATAATACACGCAGGTGATACAGACACTTATTTACAGTTCCATGCGGCAAACCAATTTAGAGTTGTAACAGGTGGTACGGAAAGACTTGAAGTTAATGATTCACAAGTAACTGTCCAAGGGGTCTTAGGAGTGAATACTGCTATAGATTTAGCAGACAATAAACTTCTAAGATTTGGTAGTGGTAATGACGTAGAGTTTTTCTTCAATGGTTCGCATATGTATACTGATTTAAATCTCGGAGATTGGTATATTAGAGACGGTACAACAAGTAGGTTCTTATTTAATGACAACGGAGACTTCCATGCTGACGCAAACATATTTGCTTATTCAACTTCGGTAGGTTCTGATAGAAAATTAAAAGATAATATAGAACTTATAGAAAGTCCGTTAGAAAAAATACAAAAACTAAATGGTGTTACTTTCAACTGGAAAAGAGACGGTGAAGCATCAGCAGGTGTTATTGCTCAAGATGTTCAAAAAGTTTTACCTAGTGCTGTTAAAGAGGTCAAACAGTTAAGTAATGAGGGTGAAGATGCCACAAGACTTAATGTGGACTATAATCAAATAATAGGTCTGTTAGTTGAGTCGGTAAAAGAACTGAAAAAAGAAATCGAAGAACTGAAAAAAGGTAAATAATGGCAGTTCCATCGTCAGGACAAATATCTTTAAATGACTTCCATGTTGAAGCAGGGGGAACAACCGGTACTGCCTGTAATCTTAATGAAGCCGATATTAGAGCCTTGATCGATAAAGCTTCTGGGGCTGCAATGAACTTTGCTGAATGGTATGGGGCAAGTGCCTCAATACATGGCACGGCTATATCTGCGGTATATACGGATGGTCAGTATTTTGACGAAAGTGGGTACTCAGAAGGGGCGTATGGCAGTATAACTGACGCAACCATCGATTCTTTCCAGAGTAGTTCTCTTTGTAAAATTACATTCATTGTAAACATAGCCGGAACATTAAACTTTTACATTGGTGTGACTTCAGGTTCCAAGACTTTCACTAACAGTGGATTTACAACACTTAACTTATACCTTGGACAAACCACTAATAGCGGAAGTCCTGATGTAGCCTTAGCAAGAACTTCTGCAAATTTTACGCAAGGAACTAATCGAGGGCAATGGAGTTGGGATGTAGCAACTTTGGGTGGAAACACTAGCCCTACTTTTGTAAACGGTATTTTCGGCCTCTCTACAACTAACAACTTTATAGAAATGGTGTAATGACGTTTACTTATTCACATATAACGAGAGACGGTATTCAAATAACGATCCTAACCGATACAAACCAGAGAATAGCTGAAGTTCATTCTGTTTTAAACGCGGACGATACGGTAAACATCCCGCTTTCAAATAAAGCTGCTGAAAGTTTATATTATCAATCCACTACGGTACAGGATCAAATGGATCGTATTTCCTTGATTGATTCAGCGCAGGTAAAAGATACCACCTATTTAAACGGAAGTGCTGCAAGAACAGATTATGCTGTAGATACTACCGAGGGTCAGGTACTAGTAACAAAGTTAAATAATGAATTTTCAGGAGAAGTCCCTTCTTATGATGATAACTCTATGAACCTTGTTGGAGAGTATACAGCACAAAGACCGCCGTATAATGTAAACAATACAATTTCATTTTATAATTTTGATGCTTTAACAGATACAATAAAAACTCGATTTGGCGCTACTTACCAAGAGTATAGAAAATGGTATGGTTTAAAGTTTGATACTGTTACGACAGATGTTTTAGCAAAATTTGTTATACCAGACGGGGAAATGAAGCGCGTTGATGTAGATAATTATAATAAAATAAACGACGCTCTTCCCGCCGTTAGTTATCCATTTTACGCCCGCATTCACGATGAGTCGGGTAATGTAAATGAAAACGTTGACGTGTACTTTCAAGCCGACCCTGATGTAATGCAAACATGGTGTACGAATAATTCTCACGTTTTTCCATACGACACGACCGACACGACTATTGTACCTATGTTGTTTATCTGGGGATGTGTGTATAATACAACGACAGAGGAGATAACACATGTTAAAGCCTACACAAGAACAACTGCATAAAGAAAGGTAGCTTATATGCCTTTGCAGAAATTACAATTTAGACCCGGTATCGTTAGGGAAACTACTGCTTACAGTAATGAAGGCGGGTGGTACGACTGCGATAAGGTTAGGTTTAGGTTTAGCACTCCTGAGAAAATTGGAGGTTGGATAAAACAATCA